GTATCTCCTGATCCTCTGAAAGGATCGATACACGCTCAACCTGCCTTCTATTGCCAAGCTCCCCAGAAGTAATAGGGTAGCAACTGTCAATAAAAGGAAACCAAGGTTCGAGCCGATCCTGCCAATACTGCCAATCGAATTTCTGATTTCCAGATCTTTGATCAGCAGTTGCCCCGGGTCCATGCCTAGGAAGTAACTCGTCCAAGCGTATATTACGCAAGACATTACTCCAAAGCAGAAAACATACAGAAACAAAAGTTTCTGCGTGCTCTCTTTGCACCTGGAACATCTCAAAGGACCGCTCAGTAGCGATGAAATTCTCCAAAGAATGTTTCGTCCTTTCGGGCGTACATTCCAGCTCAATCTTTTTGAATGCGAGGCAAATCTGCCTGACGCAAGCAACAAGAGAAGCTGTAGCATTTGGGGAATTAGAAATTTCAACATCGTTAATCCTTCCTGTATCTCGATTGAAGATACGACTGAGCATACCCTGCAAAAATGCAGGGATTGCCTTGTTTTTCCGAAAATTTCGGAACAACGACGAGTCGACATAACCAAGCTCAAGACTTCTCTCGAAGTCCCTAGCGAAGTTAGGTAGGGTAATCGTCAAAAACGAGACCCCTTCTTCAATTAAACGTGATTTTGTTGTATTTAAATCACGTAGCGAGATCTCAGTGGAGCATGTAGCGCACGCATCATAATAGATGGCGCGCCAAATCATTAGATAGTCACTTAAGTGGCTTTTCATGCCAACTCTCCTTAACGGAGGGCAAAGCATCCAACCACTTATGTTACCCTTCCGCCAAAGCGGCAGACATTACAAACCACAAGTCGATACGGGTCAAGCTTTCTTTTGCTTGACCGTAGGCTTCAACTCTTTTGGAGAAGGAGCCAAAGGTTTCTGTGACTTTTCGATAAAATCGAAGAGTCCAGTACGTTCAAGATGTTGAATAATTTCCTCTGCGGTTTGAAAACCACGAAGAAACTTTTTCAGCTTGGACATAACCTATACCTTTCTGGGCATTAAGATTCACGCCCGTAAAGCTTGTCGACCATAGTGGAGGTTAACCAGGAATTGAACCCGGTAACCATCTGTTGTATCTGCGTTGAAGTGAAACCGGCAACAGGCCGATCTAACTGAAACGAGACCGCAACCGTTTCGAGATCGTTGACCGCAGTAATTGGGTCAGCGACGACGGCGGCTTGCGTAAAAGTGACCAAGGATCGCACTCTGTCTTTTTTATCGACTTTGCGCGACGTGTGGCGGATATCAAGCTTAAAAGTTTGATCCGCTAACGAGTAGAGGGCATGCTGCCCATCTGCTTGAACCTTGGGCATAGTTTTTGCAACAGCGTTTACTGTAATTGTCTGTGGATCGGTTAACAAAGTGGATGACCTCCTTTGATTTTGAGGAGTTTATCCGCGGCGAAGAACATCCTTTCCTAAGGGACGTCCGGACTATGCACCACGGGTGATATATCCTGTTGATGATCGGGTAATCCCGATAGCACCAAGGATAGCCCATTGACGTGGAGATATTGAATTCCACGGGACATCAAATCCGTACGGACTATCGGCAAATTCACGACTTTTTAGCGTGTATTGCCGAACAAAATTAAGCGTCAGCGGACCATCATAGAAGTTCAATATCGATGACTTAGTCATCACCTTCTTTATGGTATTGCAGACGTAGAGGAACTGGGCGACGATTCCATCTTGGATGAAATCATCATACCGCTCGATGAACTTACCTAAACCGGTAAACCAATCGACGGCCCAGGTCCAAGGATAGATCTTATAGAGGAGAGTTGGTGTGATTCGTAATCCGTAAAGCGTCATAAGACGTTGCGCGGAGTTCAACAGATCGAAGGAATTTCCATCGAAAAGTGTCGAATCAAACTCTGGTCGATAATACTTAAAGGAACCAACAGCCCATACGGTATTTATATTCCGCGTGGAGATGATGGAAAAACCCTTTTGGGTACCACCGCCAGGAACACTCATAGCCTTACACAAAGCAAGACCGTTAGGACCAATCATACCAGAAGAAGGTATGGTGGCCGAATCGACCCCAATTTGTGAATCAGGAAGAGTTATATCACTCTCTTCAAGCACACGTCTCCTTCTTACGAAAATTCCATTATCGCGAGTTAATCTCGAGATATACTCACCGGTGTTAGTAAAAACATCGAAGAGTTTTTGGATATCAGATAAGAAGGGTTTCCAACCGAATTCCTCATTGAGAAACTGGTCTGCCGCCTCCCTTGGCGACATATATGGGACAAATGTCCCCCGAGAAGAAGAACTTCTCGTGAGATCAGCCCACCGCAGGTGAAATAACTCTGCAGTGGTCTTCAATTGCCCTGGCAAGTCTTTCAACTCATAAATGAATTGAGCAAGACTAGCTTTAGGAATTTGGGGCTTGAGTTTATCCCAAGCAGCCGTGTGATATGCGGACAGAGAAGGAAAGGATGAGAGGCTCTTACTGGAGATCGTAGAATACGATTCCCCAGACCAAACCCCATTATCCACAAAGGCACCGTTATACTCCGAATAAGTTCCCGCCGGTTGACCCGGCGAGGAGCGATTCGTGTATGACCCGTGTCCAACCAACTCTGAAGCAGGTAGATGATACTGGACGCTATTAAAAGGTCCACCTTCCCGATATGGAGGTCCTTGATGGACAAAGTCCCAAGTCTTAACCATATGAAGGGAAGGCGATAGATCCGATCCCGCTGTAATATTAGGCGAGATATTTGGGTTGATAGTACGTTTTCCGTTCTCAAAAAGAAATAACTTTCCGAGAACAGTACTAGCCTTAATACTAGGGTCTCTCCTACCATGTAGGAACAGCCCCTGAGTAAGGTCTCGCTCGCGATAGCGAGCGCCAACCTTTCCTACAGCGTGCGCATGCCGATGCCGATGTTTAGCACGCCACTTACGTGGATGCTCCATCGGTTGAAACATACGAACGCGATAGGAAATAGCTTTTCGTGGGTCATGGCCTTTGATATTCTGTATCCAAGGTTTGGATATAGACAATCGCCAACCATGAGGCACAAAAATTGGACCTATCGGTGTGTTTACCCACCTGCCATCCGGCATAAATCTATCCTCCCATAATGATTTGAAGAAGCTACACATCACTGAGCAGCTCGAGGTGCCCCTAAG